ACACTTTGAGTGAAATAGTCGAATTCAGAGCAAATATGTCTTTGATTGGGTCAACCAACGTAGATAGTTTTGATGTTTATATAAACGGATATTATTTTGGAACTGATGTAAATGAGATTCAGATTTCAACCAATGACATTTTAAGAATCGATGTTGTTAAAACAAACAACTCATTGGAATCAACAATCAAGTTTGATTCAAAACTTGTCTAATCCTCTCCATATATATCTTTTTTCTCTTTACACTTCTCAAAAATAAGATTTTCTAAAAACTTATAAATTTTAATCCCTTTCTTCTCACAGTACTTTTTTAGGGTTTCATGAGCTTCAGGCGATATTTTGATGTTTTTAATTTCTTTGGTCATTTTTATAGGCAGAAAAAAGGTAGAATAAAATCATACTCCTTACAAATAGATATTCAAAAGTCAAGTTTTTTCACTTAGATATGAATATTTATCATTAAAATAAATTTGCAAACAATAATTTTGAACTATGTTTTTTCAAGCAACACAAGTAAATCAAAAGGTATACGTATCGCCTGGAGTATATACGTCTGAAACTGACTTATCATTTGTGGCTCAAAGTGTAGGTGTGACTACGTTAGGTTTAGTCGGGGAAACAATTAAAGGTCCCGCATTCGAACCTATCTTCATCACAAACTACGATGAGTTTCAAGCATATTTTGGGGGCACTGAACCCACAAAATTTATAAACACACAAATCCCAAAGTATGAAGCGGCATACATTGCGAAATCGTATTTACAACAATCCAATCAACTTTTCGTTACAAGAATTTTAGGATTGTCAGGATATGATGCGGGGCCATCATGGAGCATCAAAGTTACTGCAAATGTTGATCCTCTTACAATTGGTTTAAATCCAACATCAGGTACTCCTTGGACTGCAACATTTTCAGGTTCATCTTCAGGAAACACCGTAACATTTACAGGTGGCGCATTACCTCCACAAGTACTTGCTAATTTTAACACACAATATAGAATGTCAGATGGAAGTACATCTACATTGTCCTTGGATTTTACTAATAATCTTGATGATGTAATGGATACTCCTTCATTGTCAGCAAACACCGTTGTTGTTTATGGAGCAATTCCTGAGAGTGACTATTATGATATTACTGCAACTTATTCAAATGTTATAAACCAATTCGCAAGTGACAGTGTTAATTTAGCTACAAATGATTTATCTTCTGACTTGAATGACCCTTGGTATTACGCAAACTTTGATAATACATCAGGTAATGTTTACACAGGATATTCATTCTATTATTATGTTACTTCTTTAACATCAGGAGCATCTTCAACTTTCACAGGTACAATAACAGGTAGGACTTATAATTACTCAGGTACAGCTTATCCTGAATATAACAATATGGTTGTTGCAACTCTTCGTTCAAGAGGTATTTCTTTATTCACGAACAGTGCTACAAGTGATGACCACGGACCAATTTATGAGGTAAGTGGTTTGACTGACTTGACTTTAGTATGTACTAATCAATACTCAGGAGTTACTCAATCTCCTTTCGAGACTTTCTTAATTTCAGGTATTACTAAAGATGCAGATAATTTCTCATTTGAAACTTCTTTATTACCATCATCTTCAAAATACATCACAAAAGTTTTGGGGGTAGACAATTTTGGTAAATCAAGAAACGAAGTACCTGTATATGTTGAGGAAGTTTATGGAAATACTTTAGCTTACGCTTACAATCAAGGATACATCAGAGGATTAAGTTGTGATTTGATTGCATTACCTAGTGCTAGAACTCAAGACCCTCAGTCAATCGCTTACAATGTTACACAATATAAATCTCCAAGTACTCCTTATTTGGTTTCTGAATTAAGAGGAAATAAAGTTTACAACTTATTTAAATTTATTTCAATCTCTGATGGAAACGCAGCAAACGTTGAGGTTAAAGTATCAGTTTCAAACTTGTCGTTCAATAACATGACATTTGATGTGTTGGTTAGAAATTTCTTCGACACAGATGCTAATCCAATTGTGATTGAGAAGTTTACAAACTGTAACATGGACCCAAATTCGAACAACTTTGTTGCGAAGAAAATCGGTTCGAGTGATGGTGAATACGCTTTGATTTCGAGATACATTATGGTTGAAATGGCTGACGAAGCTCCAATAGACGCATTACCTTGTGGTTTCAACGGGTATACTCAAAGAGAATACGCATCAGTTCTGAACCCTTCACCAGTTCCAATTTTCAAAACTAAATACTATTTTCCTGGTGAAGTAATTTACAATCCTCCTTTTGGTGGAATTGCAAACACAACAGAATCTGCTGGAGATATTGTAAGAAGAAGTTACTTAGGTTTCTCAACTCAATTCGGAATAGACGAATCATTCTTACAGTACAAAGGAACTCAAAATCCTTTGAATTGGGTTACATCAATTGTACCTGTTGATGGTCAACCATGGAACTATGTTAGTAAAGGTTTCCATATGGACTCAGGCGCTACAGTTGTTACAATATCGAATTCTTATTTGACCTCAGGTCAGACAGCTTTCGAATGTGGTGTGGCTGATTTTACCAGTGACCCTGAAACTCAAGAAAACCCTTACTACTTTATCTACTCTAGAAAGTATACAGTATGTTTTGCTGGTGGATTCGATGGATGGGACATTTATAGAGAGTTCAGAACCAACCAAGATAGATTCCAATTAGGTGCAACAGGATTCTTAGCGGGAGCGTCAGCTTCTCAGAGATATCCAAATGCAACAGGAGATGGTTTATTCAAGAGAATAGTTGTTCAAAACAATACTCAAGATTTTGCAAACACTGATTACTACGCATACTTACTAGGTATTCTCACATTTGCAAATCCTGAATCTACAAACATTAACGTGTTTGCAACTTCGAGTATAGATTATGTAAATAACTCTAACCTTGTTGAAGAGGCAATTGACATGGTTCAATTCTCAAGAGCTGACTCAGTGTACATTGCAACAACACCTGACTATCAAATGTATACTCCTGACGCAACAAATTCTTTGGATATAATCTATCCTCAAGAAGCGGTTGATAATTTGGACAACACTGGAATTGATTCTAACTACACAGCGACTTACTATCCATGGATATTAACAAGAGATACTGTAAACAATACACAAATTTACATACCACCAACTGGTGAAGTTTGTAGAAACTTGGCTTTGACAGACAATATTGCATTCCCTTGGTTCGCATCAGCGGGTTACACAAGAGGTCTTGTGAACTCCATCAAAGCAAGAGTGAAACTCACTCAAGAAGATAGAGATACTTTATACCAAGGAAGAATCAACCCAATTGCAACTTTTGCTGATGTGGGAACTGTAATTTGGGGTAATAAAACTCTTCAGGTCGCAGATACTGCACTCAACAGATTAAACGTTAGAAGATTGTTACTTCAAGCACGAAAGTTGATTTCAGCTGTAGCGGTAAGATTGTTGTTTGAACAAAATGACCAAATAGTTAGACAACAATTCTTAGATAGCGTTAATCCTATTTTAGATTCAATTAGAAGAGACAGAGGTCTTTATGACTTCAGAGTAACAGTGTCTTCTTCTCCTGAAGACTTAGATAGAAACACATTAACAGGAAAGATATACTTGAAACCTACGAAAGCTTTGGAATTCATTGATATTGAATTCTTCATCACACCAACAGGTGCTTCGTTCGAAAATATCTAAATTAAAAATAAGGGGGACATTGTCCCCCTTTTAGCCAAATGAAAAGATTGTTTACAGAGGGGTTTGTAAAGGAGGGATCACCTGACCTAAAATATTATGCGTTTGATTGGGACGATAATATAGTACATATGCCTACAAAAATATTACTCAAAGATGTTAATGGAAGAGAGGTAGGTATGTCCACGGATGATTTTGCCGAGTTCAGACACATAATAGGTAGAGAACCTTTTGGTTACGAAGGTACTACAATAGTAGATTACGCTGAAGAACCGTTCAGAAATTTCAGAACTCAAGGAGATAAAGATTTTTTAGTGGATGCTATGAGAGCAAGAACAGGACCAGCTTTCGATGATTTCAGAGAAGCTATTAACAATGGGTCCATTTTTGCAATTATAACTGCTAGAGGTCACAATCCAGAAACAATAAAACAAGCAATTTATAATTATATTATAGAGGGATTCGGTGGAATAGATAAAGATGAACTTGTCAAAAACTTAAGAAAATATCGATCTTTTGCTGGTGAAGGGGATATGTCTGACGAGGAATTAATAAAGTCATATTTAGAACTTAACAAATATCACCCCGTATCTTTTGGGGATGAACAAGGAGCGGTCAACCCTGAAGAAGCAAAAGTAGAAGCGATGGAAAATTTTGTCAACTACATCAAAGGAATGGCCGCAGTATTAAACAAAAAAGCATTTCTCAAGAAAGATATTGCTAATAAATTTAATCCACATAAATTATCTATAGGTTTTAGTGATGATGATCCTAAAAACATAGAAGTAATGAAAAAACATTTTGAAAATAAACCAGATAATATAGTAAAAACTTATTCTACTGCTGGAGGATTAAAGCGAGAAGTTAAATAAGGATAATTCCACCAAAAAAAAAGTAAATAGAAAAATTTTTGAGGTTGGATATATTTATCAATAAAATAACAAAAACAAAAAAAATTTAAACACATGGCTGATTTATTAATGAAAATGCCGATTCCTTATGAACCAAAACGACAAAACCGTTTTATCTTAAGGTTTCCTTCCTCACTTGGTATAAATGAGTGGTTTGTTGAGTCATCAGCAAGACCACACATACAAATAGTATCTACTCCGATTCCTTTTTTGAACACATCTACTTATGTAGCTGGTAGATTCGAATGGCAAACAATACCAGCAGTATTTAGAGATCCAATTGGACCATCTGCGGCACAAGCTTTGATGGAGTGGGTTAGACTTCATGCTGAATCTGTGACTGGTCGTATGGGTTATGCAGCGGGTTACAAAAAAGATGTCGACTTAGAAATGTTGGACCCAACAGGTGTTGTCGTTGAAAAATGGATATTGTACGGAACTTTCCTAACCGATGTCAATTTCAACACTTTGAATTACGGACAAGACGGATTGGCAACAATCAACACTACCCTAAGAATGGATAGATGTGTTCTTGTTTACTAAATTCTATTTATTAAAAACATTTTTGATTTATATTTAACCGTAAAGAAATAAACTTTACGGTTAAATTTTTATATGGACAATCAAGCAAAAGAATACGGACAATCAAATTTTTCACTACCACATGACGTAGTGCCTTTACCATCTCAAGGTTTTTTTTATAAAAATAAGAAAAAATCATTAAAAGTGGGATACTTGACAGCCAATGATGAAAACATTTTAATGGCGGCAGGTAATGACATGACTCAAACTTTATTACGTTCCAAAATTTATGAACCCGAAATAAGAGTTGAAGATTTGTTAGAAGGTGACGTTGAAGCAATTTTGATTTTTTTAAGGAATACTGCTTTCGGACCCGAAATGGAACTCAATTTAGTTGATACAGTAACAAGAAAACCTTTTAAAACAACCGTATTGTTGGATGAGTTGGATATTATCAAAGGTCAACAACCTTCAGAAGACGGAACTTTTACAACAATATTACCCAAATCCCAAAGTACAGTTAAATTAAAACCTATGTCATATGGAGAAATTTTGGAAATTCAACGTATGTCTTCAACGTATCCCGAAGGAAGAACCGCTCCGAAAGTAACATGGAGGTTGAACAAACAAATTGTTGAAGTAAACGGAATCACGGACAGAGGAGAAATAGCAAAATTTATAGATCAGATGCCGATTGCAGATTCTAAATTTATCCGAAAATTCTTGGATGATAATGAACCGAAGTTAGATTTAAAGAAAACAGTCACAACCCCGTCAGGAGAAAAACTAACAGTAAATGTTGGGTTCGGGGTTGACTTTTTTCGTCCTTTCTTCTGATTATAGAAAAGGACAAATAGATGAATTCTATTTTTTGAAGACTCTTTTGAATGTATCTTATTCTGATTTCTTAATAATGCCCATCTTTATAAGAAAGTATTTGTTGAATAAATGGATGGAGTTAAACAAAAAGGACTGAAAATTCAGTCCTTTTGTATTTATATGTATAGTTAAAAATTATGTTTCAAAATACACCAACAACACCTGCGGCGGGGGGAGTATCGGGAGATGCTTTGGGAGCAAAAAAAATTGATTTATTAGAATCACAGAAGGCACTCTCCGAATTCAGTAATGATATTTTAAGAACTTTTACTCAAGGGAGAGAAAGGATTTTTGAGTTACAAAAATCGTTAGTCGATGCTCTGCCAAATGTTAGAAGACTTGGTGGTGACTTAAAAGATGTATCAGCAATAATAAGTGATGTAGCTCAAGCTTCAAGGAGGAACGTTGTTGCAACTTCAGAAGAAGTTGAAAAATTATATGCGGCATCGAAAGTTTTAGGTACAAGTGCAGAATCTTTAGCTAATAGTTTTCTTGATGTTGGTATTGGTATAGAATCCATACCAAAGGCACTCGAAGAATCTATGCAATATGTACAAAGCATAGGGGGAAATGCTAAACAGGTTTTTGGTGATGTTTCAAAAAACATGGACCAAATGAACCGTTTTCAGTTCGAAGATGGAGTAAGAGGATTAACTAAAATGGCGGCACAAGCATCTATGTTGAGATTTGACATGGGTGAAACTTTTAGATTAGCTGACAAAGTTTTAACACCAGAAGGTGCTATTGAAACCGCAGCAGCATTCCAAAGATTAGGAGTTTCAGCTGGAAATTTAGTTGACCCATTTCAATTGATGAATCAATCAATCAATGACCCTTCAGGTTTACAAGACAGTTTGGTTGAAGTTGCAAAACAATTTACATATTTCGATGAAAAAACTAAAACCTTTAAGATAAATCCACAAGGGGTTTTAACACTTAGAGAGTTACAAAACCAAACAGGAGTTTCGGCAAGTGAGATGACTAAACTTGGTTTGGCGGCGGCTGAAGCAGATAAACGTTTATCTGCAATAGACGCCGCGGGTCTATCCATAGTAAATGAAGAGGACAAACAATATTTGGCTAATATTGCTAAAATGGAGGGAGGAACTTATAAAGTTACTTTGGAAGATGGAACGAAAAAAGAATTGTCAGAATTATCACAACCTGAATTTGACAAACTCATTCAGGAACAGAAAGAGGGACCAAAAACTTTAGAGGAAATTGGAAGAGAACAACTTAGGACTGATGAAATAATCGCAAATGATGTTGCAGCTATATTAGGGGTTCTCGTAGGTGGTGCATTGACCAGTGATACTTTTCAGGATGTGAGTGAGGGTATTCGTGAAACTGCTGAAGTAATAGGTAGAGTTGGTGGTCAAGCAGTCACAGCTGAGGAGGTAAGAGACATGACAGACCGATCCGCTGCAGATTTGAAACAAGGTTTAGCCGAAAAAATTGCTTCGGGTGCAAGTGCAACTGATATCGAAAACTTATTGATTTCAAATGCTGAAGGTATTTTCGGTGAATTACAATCATCTTCTTTGGGAACCATTAAACAAGCTGCTGGAGATATATCTGCAGAACTTGGGAAAAATGTTTCAACGGACACAGGACGTGCAATTTCTGATAATTTAGGGCCACTTTTAGACAGTTTAGCTGGTAAATTAATGAACCAAAACATTCAACCTATAGAAAATAAATCTCAGAACGCAACACAAAGTCAAACTGGAACTAATGTCACAGTCGGAGGAATCTCGGCAGGCGACGAATCATTGACCAAAACTGTTAGACAAAACGTACAACAAAACTCGAATGTTTCTGTTAATGGAAATTTAAATATTAATCACAATTTTACTAACCCACCAGCTAATACAACACCACAAGAAAAAGAGAATTGGATGAAAATATTCCAACAAGTTGTAAATGAACAAAGTTTCAGAAATTATATCATGGATATAAGTGATTCAGAAAATCCATTGAAGCCAACTGCATCACCTTACTCAAGTTGATAATAAAAAACATTAAGATTCTATTTATTAAGAAAAATATAAATGGCAAGTCCGTTATTAGATTTAGCAAATACTGAAGGGTTTAGAAAAAAACTTTTGACAAGGAATTTGACTCCTTATGCTAAAGCACCAAATAGACCAACTCAACCAATAGATACGGAATATATCCAATCAGATTCTTCAGTACAAGATAGTCCTGACAAATTGATTGACGAGCCTTCTTTTGCAAATAAATTATTCCCTCTAAATCAATACGGTAATCCTGGTGGATATGAACAAGTACCCGATCCAGGTCAGTTGTTAAATACCAAATCAAACGAAGGTATTTACAATTATCAAGATGCGAACATAGTACAACAAGGTAGTGAGGAATCACTTAGGTGGAAACCACTGAATGTTTTTTCAAATGGTAGTGAAACTGTATTAGACAGTGCAGAATTTTTCGATTCATTGTCACGTCCGTTGACGACAAATACCTCTAACAATCAACCATATCCAACGACATTTGTATCATCGACCTATAGTCCTCTATCTATT